TTGTCTTTTTCTACTTAGTATTTTAACTTAGTCGTTTTGTGAGTGTTTTCTTTGTCAATCGCTATTGCTTCGCCCTCAACTAATTCAATGTTATTCTTTTCTAAAACAGATTTTTTAAAGTTGTTCCACTTTGCATCTGCTTCAAATGGGTTAACAGACTCAGGGAATGACGGTTTAACTTTGCTAAATGAAACTTCTAATTTCAATCCACTTAGTTGTTGACCGTATTCGTCTGCTTTTTCTGCTTTTTCTAATATTTCATCATAGTTAGCATACTTTTTTTGTGCTTCATCAAACTTAGATTTCATTTCTTCATACTCTTTAGCTAAAGTTTCAGACCCTTGTACGCCTTTAATCTTTTGCTCGTAATCAGATTTAATTTTGTCTAATTCAGCTTGTTTATCAGATAAATAAGAAGAACCAACTCTAGTTAAAAACTCTGCCGCTTTTTCCCCTTCGTTTCTTTGTATTCCAGTAGCTTTAACAATTGGCTCGATTGCACCGTTTATAATGCCTTCTGCGTTCTTGTTTGCAGTATCTTTGTATTGGTTCTCAATTTCTTGTTTAGCTTCTGCTAATTGGTTACTGAAAAACTCTGTTGTTGCTTTTACTTGATTTTCATCTAGCCCAGCACTTTCAATGAACTCTTTTGATAATTCCATAGTCTCTTATAGATTTAATTTATAATATTCTAAAACAAATATAAAAAATTTATTTTGCTTTTGCTTCTTTAATTTTTTCTGCCATTGTTTCAATCTTCATTAAATGACTTGGCTTTTTACCTATTACTTCTTCATACTCTTTTCTAGTAGCTTCTAATTTTCTTTCGTCAAAGCCTGCTTCTTCAGCTTCTTTTGTTGGGTTGTCAGGTCTTTTTTCGTCTTTCAAATCAGCTTTAGATTCTGTATCAGTTAAAACTTTTGCTTTTCTTGTTGGTTTTTTTGCAGCTAATAATTCAGCTATTTGATCTTTTAACTCTTGGATTTCTTTTTGTTCTGCTGTTCATTCCTTTTCTGTTTTCTTGTAAATGTTTTCAATATCAGCTTTAACGCTTGCAGTGGTTTCAATTGTTTCTCCTTTTGCATTAATTACTTTAACTACATCAATAGCAGTTATACCAATTTGTACCGCATTTTTCTTAAACTGAGTATATAATAAACTATTTAAAGGCAGTTTATGTATATCAGATTCAGAAGTAATTTCTCCGTGTTCGTTGTAATGTTTTGCTCCTCTAAAAATTCTTAGTACAACAAATTCTCTTTTGTCTTTACTTTCCATCATTGTTATCGATTAGTGGTTGTGGTTCTTCTACTACAACCGAATTTATAATTTGTGTTATTAAATTGTTTATCATTATAAGCTTTTCGCTTGTTGTTGCTTCTGTATCGTTCCAAAAGAAAACAATATCTCCGTATTGAGCCTCAAACATGCTTTTCCACTATTTATATCTAGTTTGCAACTGAAACGTTGCTTTGTCTACTGCCATTTGTGCAATAGCTGTTTCAAAGTCTTTGTCTGATGTGTAAGGTATTAAACTGTAAAGTATAACCTCACGCTCAGATTTTTCTTTGTTAAACTTATTTCTATTCTTTGATAATCTAGTAAGTATGTTTCTTCTCTCAATAGGGTTAGGGCTTTCTTTAAACAAATTGTAAAGCGTTTCCTGGCTTTCTAAAAAGAAGTCAGAACCATAAAAAGCAGAAACAGTAACAGCATCACGACCATATTTTAAAGCCATCATTTTAAAATCTGAATGTTCTCTAACCCTGCTTAAATTTGCAGATACTTCTCTAATTCTATCTTCAGCAGAAACAAAGCCGCCCTTTACTTGAAGTTCGTTTTTTCGTTCGCTTGTTTGGTCTGCTAAGTCTCCTAATACATTACTTAAAATATCAAATTCAATATCTTCAATACGTTCTTTTATGTACCTTAAATTTTCAACTGGATGATGAAAGAAATTCATGTAATTCTTTACAGCTTCCATGTCAAAAGAACCATCATCTTTTTTGATAGGTGGAACTTTTACAATTGTACCTGCTTGAATTTCTGAATCTGAACCGCTAACTGTTTTTTGAAATTCTTCTGACTGTTGACCTCCAATTAAATTAGATGCCATTGGTTCTTTGTCTCCTAAGCCTTTTTTACCATGACTTGAATTGTCCTTTTTCTTGGACTGTAACATAGTAATGATAGGAAAAGCTTCATTAGGGTCTGTTAGTTTTTGTAACGTCTTCATGAAAACGTATTCTTCTAAATCAGTTTTAACATGACTAAATAATGACTTTCTTACAATATCGTTATCTGAGCTAAACGGTTCTTTTGATACCCAATCAGCAGGGCATTGACCTAAATCGTGAAAAACTTCTGATAAAAGCGTTTCACCATCTTTATCATAAAAAGCCCACCTTTCAGAATCCATGTAAGCGATACCGTTAATATGCTCTTCGTTTATTTCAACTGTTGCTGAATATGCTAATTTGCTTATGTTACTATTATGGCTTTCAATAGCTAAAACATTATCAATGCAAATAATATTCTTAAATTGCTCTTTTATTCCTTACATATCTTCAATGATAATATCGTTATGCCTAAACAATAACGCATTGAAAATAATATTATCGAAGTCCTTAACTTTTAAAAAGTCTGGAGTTTCTTCTTCTTTACCTCTTACAGTGTATTTAAAATATGAATCTTCTGAATGAAAAACACGTGATAATTGTGGCTTAATCTTGTTGTTTATCAGTTTAGAGCTTGCTACTGGGTAACGGTGATACTTGAAAAACGTTAGAAAGTTGTCAGTTCTAAACAGCATTCTAACCCATGTTAGAAATGAATCATTGCTTTGATAGTTCCTGTTTACCCAAGCATCTAGATAAGTGTTATTAAGGTCTTCTTGTACTGAAGATTGGGTAAAATAGGAAAGTTGTTTTTGTTGTCTCTTAGCAATTGCTAGAAACTGATTTCCTACTTTATCCTTGATAAATTGTTTAGCCACTTAATCTATATCTAAACACAAATGTATAAATAAAATTTATAACAAAACAAAATTTATAGATATTATTTTAATTTATAACTATTCAACCAAAACTTTCTACTATCAATATTCTCATTAATTAACTCTAATTCGTTTTGAGTGTAGTTGTCAATGTGGAAACTTAAACAGTTCTCTATTATCTTAATTTCTTTAAAGTTGTTGCAGTCGTCTACTAATTCACATGCTCTTTGTAGTGTTAGTTTTGGTATTAGTGCTTGAGCTTGTTCATGGAGGGTCATAGTTCCTTTATCTTTTGCTTATAATATTCTCTAGTTTCGTTTAACTGGGTTCTATCCCATTTAAAATCTAGCTTTTTGTCAATTGATGCAAGATAATTAATCTTATTGAAATTATTAATACCTATTCTTTTGGGCAAATTAACTGTATAAGAGCTGTTGTTACCGTCTTTATAAATGTTACAGCCTTGGCACTATACATGAATATTTAATTCGTTAAACTTAATAGATGAAAACAATTCATCTTTGTAAAAATGCCCTGCTTGAAAATCACTATGCCATGAATTGCCACAACTAATACAAGGCTTTCCTTTATCTCTTAATCTTATGTATTCGTGGCAAGTATTTTTAACGTTAATTAAAAGCCAGCTTAAAGATTTGTTTTTCTTGCTTTCTTTTATCGCTTGCTCTAATTCTCTTTTTGGCTTTGTTATTTTAAGTGTTAACCTTTCAATCTTTTCTTTGCCCTCATCAGTTGTATAAAGCCATTTTGCGTAACAACTAGAACACAAACCGTAAACACGTTTTAAAGTGTCTTTACCGCATGATTCAAAACCTTTAGCCTTGTTTATTCCTTTGCATGGTTTGCGTTTAATTTCAATGCTCATAAATAACCTTGTATATTTTCTTCAATGTCTGCACCATCCCAACCCATAACTTTAACAACTGTATCAATGAATTTACTGTATAACTCTGAAAACTCTATTTCATCCATGCTTGCAAAACTAATGCTTTTAGCTTCTCGTTGTACTACACCTTGAAAATCTACATACTCAGTATAAAAACCTGATTCTATTGTTAATTCCTTTCTTAGTGTGTCAATGTTTGTGAATATTTCCTGGTTTTCAAATACCATGTTGATTAAAGCGAAAAATTTACGGTGAAATTTATAATTTCTTTGCTGCTTAACTTCAAATTGTAAGTCTGTATTCTTTCTGCACTTCTTGAACGCTTCGTAATCGGAATCGTATAAAGGTAGTATCTTACCGCTTGATGTTATTTGTGCTGTGAATTTCATTTGTTTTTGCTTTAAAAAAGAGTGTCCAAGTTTGTATTCTTGGAGATTAACTTGATATTGTAATTCTACGACTCGTTTTAAATAGGCTCACTAAGTCGCCACTTGAATAGCCTTCCATATTAACCCCACCCAATAAAACAACGCTCTACAAAGCTGTGAATCTTCCTATGTCTCGTTACGAGTTAAGGGTTCGAACCTCTATTCACCGTTTATTTTCAGGCACTCTCTTATGTAAATATAGTAATTTTTAATCTATCTGTTTTAATTTGGTTTAACTGGTTGGGCTTATGTCTTATTCACTCTTTTATATTATTAATAATTTTTTGCAAAACAGACTCGTCACCACTTATTAAGTGTTCAAGAACCAATACAAACATTGGTAAAAACATAAATAAAAGAAACATCAGCAACATTAAATTCATAAAACTTTTCATAATCTTTTCTTTTTAACTCCTTATAACGTTCAACAAAAACAATGCAAGCACAGATTTTTGTTTCGGCTTTATAAGTAATCACTTTTTCAATCCCCATCCTTTTGGGCTGATTCTAAAGCTGATTTAATTAAGTATCTTATCTGAGCGTTTACACTTCGCTCATTGTCCTTTGCTGATTTCTTAACCTTATCTAAAAGGTCTTGGTCTATTCTTATTTGGTAGGGTATTTTCATATTATTTATTTTCATTATAAAACTCTATAAACTCAACTACGGAGTTGAATAAGTTATTTATATCTAACGACATTAAATCAACATTTATCATTTGAGTCTGATTAGTTAGTGATTTTATTTTTTTTATCACTGGTATTAACAAATCCCAAGAATCAAAAAAAGTTCTTGCTTTACTTTCTTTTGTTTCATAATAAAACCTAATATTATTATCAGACCAACCGCCATAACCGCTTTTAGATAATTTATACCCCATAAACTCAGCAATCATAATATTTTTTTGTTTTATTGTCATGATTAAATAGATTTCATTAAACCGTTTATTTTAAATTTATCATTCTCTATAACCCAATTCCAAGTCATCTTAAATTCTTCAGCTCCACATCCAACGACTATAACATCAACATCTTTAGTGTTTAATCCTAACTCATTTACTTTTTCAATAGCTTTAAAAAACCAATCTTCTCTTACTCTGTTTGGCACTTCTATTTCAATTGTAGTTTTCATATCTGTTTCGTTTTGTTATAACAAATATACTACAATACTTTTAATATACAAATAAAATTCACAATTATTTTAAATTTATTTTCTCAATCCCCATCCTCTCGTCTTATCCTCCAACAAAGGACAGTACATAGGAAAGTTTAGTTTATCTACTCCAACCCTATCAATTTGAACGCTTCCGATTGAACCAGTTAATTTGATCGGTTCAAATGTGTTGGCTGGGCATTTATCGTCTAACTCGGTTTGAGGTGGTTTAATTGTTGGATATGTAGTTGCTCCACTCATGTACAGAATAAACACAATGATTACTAAACACCCGATAATAACACCCTTTGCTATAAAGATACATAAATCTTCATAATCAAATCCTTCGTTTTCTTCGCTGTGTATCATAACTTTTCTATTTCTTGTTTAACATCAATCCAATATTGCATTGATAAATCACTTCCATATCTACCACCAAGACTTTTCATTATCTCATCAACACAAATCAAAGCGCATTGTTTGGCGTTATCTGTTTCTCCGTTTCTATCAAACTTCATAGCAATTTCCATTGCTTTTTCTTCTGCTTTCATTTCTCGTTTATTAGTTGGTTAAGTTTTTCTATTGCTGCGGTTCGGGCTTCGTGTCTTGTTTTACTATCTGTAAACTCATTAAACTCAAAAACTTCATCCTTATTCCCCTTTGTGATGAGCCACATAAAAGACTTATCTTCTGGATTCCAAGAGGTTAAAATATTATACCCCCAAACTGTCAGCCCAAAATCTTGTATAACTCCCCATTGAAGTGGTAAAGGATAACCAAAAAATGAATTTATATAAAAATCATCATCTAAAATATCGTTTATATCCTTATCTTTTGTTGCTACATAATTTCTAAAGTACCAATCTTCGAACTGTTCTTTTGCTTTTCCTGTTAACATAGTTTTATTTATTAATATACTGGATGCTTACAAGTTCCGTCATAAACGTGACATCCTCTTAAACATGGTCTAGGATCTTCACATCCTTTTATTTTTTTAACGTCTTTTAAGCCACTCATATCCTTATACCTTTCTAATAGTTGGGGCAGGGTTAGGGCGTTGTTGTAAGCTTTTATTAGTTCTTGCCTCGGTGTATTCGTTACGAGAAGTAAAGTGCCTCTATCGCCATTTATGTAATCATCATAATATTCAGGCTTCTCTACCCTATCAAATGTTTCAGGGTCGAAACGGTCACTTGTGCAATCTTCAATGACCTCACCTATCAAACCTCTATTATTTATAATCTTATCTTTTTCAAAACCTCTTTGAAGGAGTTTTAATTTAATAGCCTCTTCTTTGTTATCTGTTTTCATAATCTCTAATTAAAAGTTAGGTTTAAATTCAGGAACTGTTTCTTGGTCAATTGTTATAATCAATTTACCTGAACAATTTTTTGCCCATTCAATTATATCTGATATTGGAGTTTCTTTATCAAAAGACTTTGTATCTATCCACATATCACCAACAGAATCATTTCCTCCTGATTTTTCTTTAATTGCTATAATTCTATTATATTCTTTTTCGTATCTCATAATCTCTAATCTTATCCCTCTTTTGGGGTGGTTAGTAGTTCAGTTAGAAAATTATCAAACTCTTCATCATGATGGTCTTCGAAAAATAACCTCTCAGAATAAACACCTTTATCAAATGCTTTTCTTAAATCATTAGCCCTAACCTCTCTCAGCCTTTGGAGTTCTTGTTCTAAATCATTATACCTTTCAAATACTTGCTCTAAGGTTAGGGCGTTGTTGTATTCATCCCACAATTGATTGAATTTTATTTCATCCCTTGTTTCAACGTTTAATCCTATTTTTATTGAATATGAAGCCCATTCTTCTGGCTTCTCTACCCTTTCAAATGTTTCAGGGTGGAATCTTAAATCTAAACTTACATGGTCGGCATTATTTGTTCTTACAAATAAGTTAATTACATTAATCATAAAGTCTAAATCTTCACCAGTAGGGTTGGTAAATGGTGACTTTGAATCTGTCAAGAAAGATGCAATCTTCCTTCTTCTCTTAGCCTCTTCTTTTTTATCTGTTTTCATAACTTTGTTTTAAATTCTACTTTAATAGTTCAGGATTTTCGTGAATGTTGCCGATAACTTCAAATTTGTGCCAATCTTCCATATCACGTTCTGAATTACCTACTATTGATTCAATATAAAATTCTACCCAGTATTCCTCACAACGTATCACACCTCTAAATTCATCAATATGATAGTGTTTTATTATATCCCCTTCATAAATTTCAACTCCGTTCCTATCTGTTAAACCTGTGAATTGCAACCAGTCAGATTTTTGGTTGAGATGAGACTGCAATAATAAATCCATAGATTCATTAACCCCAATATATTCCCACCTTAAATCATTACCTAAGTCTCTTTCTTGCTCAAATAACGCTCTAAACTTTATTTCTCTTTTCATAACTTTGTTTTAAATTCATAACTCGATAGATAAAACCCATCTTGCAGACGTGTATTGTTTTATCCTGGTGTTATAAAACAGTTTTAAAATTAACTTCGTGCAATTCTATAACTGTTCTACCTTCTTCGTGCTGTGTCTTTAAATATTCTTTAGTATCATAGGTATCGGCTAAACAATGTACTCCAAAATGGAGAGTCCATTTACCCATTCCCATACCATTTGCAATCAAATATTGCCAACACTCTATCAAACCTTTATGGTCTTTGTATCTTCTTTTTAGTACTAAACATTCCATTTTAAAACCGATTTTATAACAATGTATATAATTAACTCCATTTCATTCCGCAAATCATATACGGAACGTTAGGCGCAATGGCGCACACCTTCTAAAAAGTGTCCGTTACTTACTCTACCATTAGCCATTAACACATCAACTGTCACTTCATTAAATTCTGTTTTGCCTACGCTCAAAATGGTGGCATCTACATAGTAACATTTATTATTCTCTACATCACCTGTTTTAGACCACGATAAGCCGTTAAATACTTGGCATCTGCCACCAATCCGAAAGCCACGTGCGCCTAACAAAGTGTATAATTCAGGCTTTGTAGCGTTGTCTTGTACTTTAGTTTCTTTAATCATCTGTATCTTATTTTTAAGGTTAGTTCTTTAATCACGCCCAAAATCATACACGAGCCGTTGTAGTGCATTAGATAAACTCTATATTGTTAATATGTACGTTTTTTATTTTATTGTTATGTTCAACTTTAATCATAACAAAATTATTCACTATAATGCTACAAACTTCTGCTATGTCGCATCCCCAAATTACTTTACTTCCTACTATCATTTTATTTTGTTTTTTAGTTATTAATTAACGCACTACAACAATTTGTATAGTGCATAGTTCGTTCCTTATACGTCACTATACAGTGGCGTTAAGAAATCAATTCTTCAATCTTTCTTATCTTGCTAATATTAAATTAAATGTTCTAACTCAGTTTCTACTTTAGCTAACTTAGTATCAGGGTCTCGGTCTATTAATACCTCAAATACGTGAACGCCTGTAAATAACTCAAAGTCATAGATAGCTGCTTTAATCTTTGCATCCATTTCTTCTTTTGCTTTGTCTATTTGTGCTGATAATGTTGTCATTGTGTTTTGTTTTTCGTTTTGTATAGAACAAATATAATACAATATTTTAATTAAATGCAACTATTTAATTAAAAAAATGTGTTATTTATAATTATTATAAATAAGAAACTAATCCCAGTTCACTGAGAAATTGTTTATATCGTGCGACATGTGAGCATATCTAGCACTATCCCAAGCATGGTTAAAATTGTCAATAGGCTGGTTAATCAATATGCCGTTTACTTCTTTAAAAATGTAGTTTTCTTGTTCTGCTTTGAATTTCTTGTATAAATCACTTTTTACAATATGTATTTTGTATCCTTTCATATCAGTAAGCCAGTACATAATTGATTTAGTCTTTGATACTTTTGTTATCTCCCAACCTTTATCAAACAATTCACGCACCATTTGAGTGACGCCCTTTTTTTCTGAAACGTATTTATCAGAGCTATCTGCTGTTATTGGTACGTATTGCGATACACCTAAAGCTAAAAGAGCTTGGTGCAGCATCTCAGCACTATCAGTAGGAGCGTATAATAAAAGTTCTAGGTAGATGTTTTTACCGCTTTGTGCGTACTTAACCAATGCAGATGGGTCGTTAACAAATCCAAAGTCTAAACCGTATGTAAACGCCAACCCTTTAGGAAACTCATCTATCCATTTAACTAACTTAAATATCTGACCCTTTCTTGAACCTCTTAAACCTAAACCATAAACCCTCCACATAAACTCGTCTGCTGTACCTTGTTCTATGTTGTCAATGTGCGGTGTTGGTTGGTGTGTTTCGCTTATTGGCTCATTATCGTAAATAACAACTCCTTCTTCTACTGTATAGCTTCCAGGCTGCCAAGGCTCGT